CAGACGTTACTGTAATACTTCTAACATAACAAGGAACTGGCTCTCCTACTGCTAAGTGTTCTAATTTCAATGTAGAGTGATTATTTGTTTGTGCAAATGTACCACTATAATTATTATCGACAACACCTTCCAATGTTATTGAGCCTGAACAAATTTCTGAACCTCTCATTACTCCCCATGCTCTGTCTAAAGAACCGGATTGTCCTGTGGTGTATTCTTTTGCGTTAAATATTCTATAATTTACCATTTTTTTATTTTTTTATTGATTCTTTTAATTCGTTTAATAATTCATATGTCATCATCAATGCCGAAAGATGTTGTTCTTTAATTTTTTTAATTGATTTGACCTTTTTAATATTTACAATAGTTTCTGATAATTTAATCTTTGTAACCTTGTCAGAAATTTTAGAACCAACTTTTTTTAATTCAGTTACTAGTTTAGAAACTTCATTACTAACATATTCATTTAATTTACCAGTATTATTGATATTATTAATATATTCTCTTAATAATGATTTTTGGTCGTCATTAAGATTTTTATATTTTGAATTAAATGATTCAACTAATAATTTGTAAGATACTGCTCTTAAATCATCATCTTGTTTTCTATACTCTTCTAAAACTGCATCTTTTACTTTTGTTTCTTTATTTTGAATAGAAGAATTGATAATATTTTCTGCAATTGTAAATCTAGAACTAACTACATCCGTTGGGTCGTATTGTTCATCGGTAATAACTGTTTCAAATATTTTATAGATACTTGCTAATGTTTTATAATGAGAAATTGGAGATTTTATAAATTCATCTAAATTATAAGTTTCTTTAATTTCTTTAATTAAATTATATTTTTCTTTTGTAAGTTTCTTTTCGTCTAATCTTTTACGAGCTTCTAATATTGTATTGATAAATTGTTCGGCCTTTGATTCCGAATTATACTTCTCATTTATTAAATACTGGTATAATTTTAATTCTTTTGATAATTCTTTTTTTGAATTAAAATGTTCTTTTAAAATCTTCTCAGCCGTTGAATCACTTGCAGACATGATTTCTGATGTAATTTGTCTTACTAATAATTCAAATATGAACCCCGTATTTTTAAACTTTGAATGCTTTATTTTTTTCATTAAATTATACAATTATTCTGATATAAATATCTTTTATTATTGGTTTATTACAAATTTTCGTTATCTTCTGTTAAAATTGTTCTTTTATTACCATCCATATCTTTAAATATTTCTTGATAATTGTTTCTTGGTTTGTATTTTACAGAACCCTCTTTAGCTTTAAGAGTTTTAATTCCCAACGGGTCTCTTCCTTCCGGGTGGTCATCTTTACCATATCTAACTGGGTCGGTTGGTCTTCCAATTTGTCCTTCCTCTGCTAATTCGGAATTTAATCTAGTCAATTCTTCCTCTACATTTGTTGGGCCATCGGTACCAGTTTCTTTAGCTGGGTCGATACCTTGTGTTTCAATTGAGGTTAAACGGAATGTTTGTTTTGTATCCTCTAACACTTGTAATGTAATTTCATCTTGCTCATCTTGTGCAAATTTCATAACTGAATTATACATCCATTCTTTAGAAAACATTTTTGTCATTTGCATTTGTTGAATCAATGTTACTTTTGAAGTATATAGTTCAACTTGCTCTTGTTCATAAATTTTAGATGGTATTGTAAGTTCTAATGTAAAGTCGGTCAATCTTTCATCCGTAATACCTTGTGCATATAAATGTACAATTGCAATTTTAGTTAATTCGGAAATCAATACTCTTTGTATTCTTTCAATTGTTTTTGCAAATCTAACATCTTGTGCTGCAAGTGTTGCTTTGCCATTTACATCTCCTTCATATCCTAAGAATGCTTTTGGAATTTTCAATGCTGCCATCAACTTACCTTTTAAGTAGTTAATATCATCAATCATATTATATTCCAAACCTTTTAATGTATCAATTGAAGTTCCATTATCATTACCACGAACTGGCATATAATAATCTTCAACAAGGTTTTGCATATTGTATTTCAAATTGTAATCTCCTGTTCTTTCGTCTACAAATGGAACTTTTTTAGAACTATTGATAATCTTTTGCATGTAGTTATCCACTTCGTTTGGTGGAATATTACCTACATCAATTTTAAAGATTCTTTTTTCAGGAGCTCTCATTACTCTATGAATTAACATAGCATCTTCCATCAACATCAATTGCTTCCATACTCTTCTTGCACCTTCTACCATTGATTTACCATATGGTAAGAAGTTTGAATCTGAGTTTAATCGGAAGTGAGCCATCTCATAGTTTTCAAATTCTTTCTTTGGAGTTTGTCCATATCCACCCGATGGGTTTTGGTATGGTGCATATACAAATTTAACTCTTTGTGGATTTTCTATATCAAATCCTTCAACTCTACTAACCTCATATGTTGATAATGGCATTGCATTTACAATACCTATTTTATCTGCAATTTCTAATTGTAAAAAGAAATCACCATATTTAACTAAATTTCTAGTCCAAGGCCATAAGTTAAATTCTATATTAATAATGTCGTAAAATAAATTTTCTAATATTTGTTTTATTTCGTCATCTTCATGATGTATCTTTAATACATTTCCTTGTTCATTTCTAGCGGTACACTCATCCGAATATACATCCAATGCGGATGATAAAATCGGGTCCATATCCATTGAATCATAATCTCTAAATAAGTCAATTCTAACTTGTTGATATGCCATCGAAGATTGTACCTGTCCTGTTCCATAATTACTAACCTTCATTCTCATAAATCTATCAACTAGATTTGTGGTCATATTCTGCCACTCATCGGTGTCAACGACTTTAACACCATCTTCCGTTTTACGAACAATAGTGTTTGTTGAAAATAATTTCTGTAACCTACTAAATATTGATTTATCTGCCATTTTTATATGATTCTATTTTTCTAAATATACGGAAAATATTTGGTATTTCCAAATATTACCATTTTCTACAAGACCAGTATCTTGCTTTTGTTCTAGGGCCTGGATTATCACAATTATGTCTAGCTCTAAATGATTTTCTTGCTTTTGGGTTAGATTTTCTTATTCTCATTGTTTTTTCACCTTTGGACGCTGCTGATGTTCCACCATGTCCAAAGTTTACTTTAACAATATTACCTGCTGGGTTCTTTACATACACTTTAAACTTCTTAACATCACCCTGCGTTGGTTTACCTAACTGAACATCTCTACCTTGATATTCTGCTTCAAATACACAATTGCAATTTGCTTCCGATAATATTTTGTTGTATTCTTTTATAAATTTAATAAAATCTTTTTCTTCCTCAATTGTTTCTACATCCAATTCATCATAATCATTATTATGCATTTCTTCACTTACAGGAACACAATTTGGAACCATTTTACCATTTTTCATTTTACCACCAACTTGTTTATATCCATCCCAACAAGCTTCACATAATGCGTTAGCTTCTCCTTCGTTACAAGTTTTCCAACCACCACCTTTACCTTTGTAGTTTTTTGCTGCCCAGCCGTTTGCGTATGCAGATGGATATACATCAAATTTAGATTTTGCAGCTGATTTAGATGCAGACCATTTACCTGGGTCCGTTGGACAATTCTTTTCTAAAAATAAATTTAGTCTTTCTTCTATATTCATATTTTCATTTTTTGGTTTTGTTGAAACATTTATCGGTGCTTTACCTTGTCCACTACTATTTTTACCACCTCTACCTGCATCATTTTGTGCAGCTCTTTTTCTTTGAGTTGCACTTTCTTTTTCTTTTTTACTCATTCCGGCTGCTTTTGCTGCAGGAACACATTTTGCATAACCACTTTTTTCTCCGGAAGTTCCACATGGCGGGTGTTTGCCATCAACTTTTTTTCCGATGTTTACCCATTTTTCTTTAAACCATTTATTTAAGTCTTCGTTCATTTAGAATAGTTTCACTATATAAATATATAATTATCTTAATAACCAAGTTAAATTTTCTATATCACCCTTACCTACTTCCATTTCATATGGATTTTTTTTAAGGTGGCCGGATGCAACGAATCCAGTATATTGACTTACCTGTGTTGAGTTTAACATTGTCTTTGTTAAATCGATTCCTTCTTGTTTCAAACGAAGTGCTGTATTACGAACCCAAAGTCCAATAGCCAATGCCATAGTAAGGTCATCATTGTATCCCTTCATTGCTTCTGCTCTACCATTATACCAAATAAATGTAAATAGTTCATCTATAAGTCTTTGAGAACGAATGAGAATGTCTTTACCATTTATGTATGTATCTAATGTTGAAATAATAAGAGGTCTTGTCTTTATCGTTGTTCCAAATCCTGCTACTAATTTCTTTTCATCTCTATAAAATTTATTAGATACTTGTTTTTCAACATCTATATATTTTAAGTCATTACTCATATAGAATAAATTACCATATGCTCTATCAATTACTTGTTGAATAGTTGCCCATCCTACATTTGAGTTTTCTATAATTAATAGTGCGTTATTCCATTCGGTTGCAACTGCTACTAAAAAGTTTCCAAAATCTTTTGTTTCAATTTTACCTCTATATTCTGCAACCTGTGAACTATCTTCAATATCAATTACTTGGAATGTTGAAAAGTCACTTCCATCACCTCTCGCGACATCGGCAACTACTATATACACTCTATTATAATTTGGGTGTTCCCATTTCCAATAGTTACCATCAAATCCACCTTTTTCAACCGGGTCCATTACATATGTGTCTTTATACCATGTTAATAATATAGGGTCAATTACTGTATCACCGGAACCAACGAAATCACAATCACACTCTTGAGATGCACCTTTAACTCCTAATATACGGGTTTGTTCATCTCTCCATGCCTGATTTCTTTCTGGATGTTTTGTCCAATGTAAATTTATATTATTAAATCCGTTTGAACCACTTTCACCATCTACCCACATTTTATGAAACCAATTACCCACACCATTTGGAGTAGATAATACAATTGCAGAACCACCTGTTGATAATGTAGATTGTGCCGATAACCAAATTTCATCAATATCTCTAATGAATGCAGCTTCGTCAACAATTAATAGTGATAAGGCTTCCGAACGACCTGCATCCGGAGAACTTGCGATTGCTTTTACTTGTGAACCATTTTTTAATTTAAGGGAAAGTTTATTATCTTCTACCGAACTATTACCACCATCTCTTAACCAAATAGGAAGTAAGTCGTGCATTACTCTTACCTTCTCTACCAGATTCTTTGCTACGGTCACTTTAGTTGCGATTACCAATGCATTAAAGTCTTGGTTGAATAACATTTTCCAAAGAATAAATCCTGCAGATAAAGTTGATAATCCTAATTGACGAGATTTAAGAATAATATTTAAACGATTATCTTTAAAGTCAGTTAAACAATCTTCCTGGAATGGAAAAAGGTGAAAGGGTATTTTACCTCTCACCGGATGCTGAATAATACAATACTTCTTCATAAAGTAAATGGGGTCTAACGCACATTTACGATATTCTTCAGCTATTATTTCTTTTAA